AATGGAGTCATAATCAATGGTACATAAGGTGCGTAAACTGCTCCAGTTTCGAAGAAGTTAGAACCTTTGAAGCCCATTAATAATACGTTCTCAGTCATATAAGGGTTTTTGTAAACATCGTATCTATTAGAGATTTGTCCGATATTAGTTACACCTGCTGCGAAAGATAAAGCATCTTTACCTGGGTTAGCAGAGAAACCATTCATTGATTCTAAAATAGTTGCTACGTTTGGAGATACAACAATAAAGTTTGCACCACCTCTCATAGTTAATTGATGAATCTTGTTAGAAACTTTTTGTAATTTAATACCTAAAGTTTGAAACCAAGTACTCTTTACATAAGCACTTGCTGCTGCTGCAGTAGAATCAACTTCAAATCTACCAGCTGCTGCGTTATAATCATAACCAACTCTAGCTGACCAGTATTCAGTAGAGAATGCATTTTGTTGCAACATCTCTAAGATTTCTAAGTCAATTTCTAAAGCGATATACTCAGATAACATTTGAGTTAACTCAGCTTCAGCGTCTACACTATGGTAAGCGTTCAAATCTTGAGCTAATTCAGGAGTCCAAATTGCTTTTAATTTTCTTGTCTTAGCAACGATAGGCTCAGATTTCAATTCTAATTCGATTTCTGGAATTGCTAAATCAGCACCTCTATCTTCGAAGTCACCTCTGTTATAATCAGATGGTTGAACATGGTAAGTTAAAGTTTGAGTAACTAAATCAGTTGCAACTAATACAGCTGAAGAAGATACATAGAAAGATGCAGAACCTAAAGTATTGATTGTAGTTAATTCAGGGAATGAAGTCACTGCAGTTGAACCAGATACTTTGAAAGCTCTTACACCTTGCCAATCAGCATCAGCAGGTAAACCTACTGTTACTTTTCTCCAACCATTTGGAGTTGCTGAGAAAGATGCGGATAATGTTTCGTTACCGATGAAATCAGATGCAGAACCAGAAGCTACAGTTGCAGTAACTGCAGCAGTAGTATCGTTGATTGTATATCCAAATCTTCCAGCTCCGTACAAACCACCTTCAGCAGCTTGTGTAGAACCTAATTTATTTCCAGAAGGAGAATATGCATCTTTACCAAAAGTTCCACCATTACCAAATAATGAAGAACTAACAGCTGGTCTACCTAAAGTTGTGTTAGTACCATATTTGAAGTCCATGTAGAAAATCAAACCTGAAGGTAAGTTCATTGGTTGAACTGAAACGAATTCTTTAGCTGCGATAGAACCGAAGATTCTTCTTACTAAAGGTAACGCTACACCAGCCCACTCTTCAGAACCACCTGAAGTACCTGTACGAGTTGCCTCATCTAATAATTGTTTTGCTTGGTTTTCTAACATTACTGCCATACCATGCTTAGTTGTTTCAGAACCTACTCCTTCAAGTAAGCCTGTTTTTTCCCATTTGCTTTTCAAACCTCTAGTTTGTTCAAGCATTACGCTTTGTGGGCTTGCGCCTGTCATTAATTTTTTTAAGTCCATTTTAAATGAATTTATTTTTTTTTGTGTGTTAATTACTTAATAATACCTGCTAATTTCTTAAATCTTTCAGAAAAATCTGCACTTTCAGCAATTACTTGCTTAGCTGCTGTTGCTGGCTTAGTAGATTTTGTTACTTTGCTAGCGATTCCTTCAGAAATTGATTTTTTAGCGTTTTTGTTAGAAGATGTTGTATATTTGAAATTCTCTGCTAATGTAGAGTAAACCAATTTAACTTCTCTAACTGATTTTGTTCTATCCAAAGTTTCAATCACTTTAACTTTTTGTTCGTTAGTCATGTTGTGTGCTCTGAATAATTTGTTTGCGAATAATAACTTAGCGTTTAATAAGTTAACTTCGTTGATTGTTTTTTGTAAAGATTTGATTACATTATAAGCTTCGTTTAACTCAGCGTCTTTTGCTTTCATATCTTCTTTTTCTTCTTCACCTTCATTTGTCATGTCAGCTTCCATTTCACGTAAGATTTCTTCTAAGTCGATAACTTCGTTTTTATCGTCATCTTTAGATTCTTCATCTTCCGCTTCGTTAGTTACAACTAATTTTGGTGTTTCGCCTTTGTCAGTACCAGCTTCAGAACCATCAGCAAGATTTTCATACATGCTTCCTTCATCTTCAGTACCTTCTTCTTCTTCTTCACCTAATTGTTGTTCTAACTCTCTGATGATTGCTTCTAAGTCCATATTATCTTCGGTATCTTCTTCTTCACCACCGGTAACATCGTACTCTTCATCATCACCCATTTCAGAATCCATGTCCATGTCCATTTCATCTTTTTGATTTTCATCATCAGAATCCATGCTATACATTTCTTCTTTTTCTTCTTCAGAATCTCCATGTTCTAATTCTGCCAATCTAGCTTTTAATTGTGCGATTTCATTTTGTTTTTCATCGTCACCTGCCATGTTGTCATCACCATATGGGTTTTCTTCTTCAGAAATGTCTGCTACCTTCTTATAGTCGGTACCAGCTTGTTCAGGTTTACCTGAGTCTTTTTTAACACCTACTGATAAGTCTGTGTGTGCATCTAATGTTGGTTGTGAATTACCTGAACCAATGTTAGATGAATCCAATTCCTCGTCAACTTTGTCTGCATCATCCTTATATTCCATTTCTGCCTCTGCTCTTAATTTTTGAGTTAAGATAGATTGTAGTCTAGGAGTAAATGCTTCTTCAAGTGCGATTTTAGCGTTTGCTAAAGCGGTTTCTTTAACGGCTTTTGCATCAGCGATTGCTTCTTTCAATAATTTTGAATTTGCCATCTTGTTTTTTCCTTAAATTTATTTGTGAAGTTATTCGTTTAGGAACTCCAATAGAATTATGTTGATTGTTCGGTCACACCTTATAAGAAGGGTATTCATTAATCAACTATGTCTTTAAAAAAGTAATCCTATATGAGATAGGATATTTGAGAATAAATATATAAATTTTTTAGAAAACTAAAGAAAACCTAAATCTTTTTGGTTTTTTCTTATAGTTTCTTCTTTTTGTAACCTTTTTTTAACCGATTGTTTAACAAATACTTGTCTTTCTCTAAGTTGTTCTATTTGTTTTACCTTTTGAACTTTTCTTTTATATTCTTTTAAAGCGGATTCAATATTTCCGTTTTTTATACTAACCAATAGCATTTATTACTGATGATTTACTAATTTATATTTTGTTCTATATAAAAGAGATACAACAGTATCAATATCGTTTTGTATCCAACTATCTTTTAATTTAGGATTTTGTCTTAATCTAGCTACCATCCCACATAAAGTTTCAAAATACTTAATAATATTTTTAATATCATTATTTTTATCCAAAGTTCCAATGCCAGATAATTGAATTAATCCTTCTTTTCCCTGATACGTTTCTACTAACCCATCTATTAATCCAACGATAGAATCATAATATTCACTCAATGCTAAATGTGCCGAATGTGCTCCGATACCTTTAATTCCTAAATGAAATGAATGAGCTTGTGTTCTACTTTGTAATAACAATGATGCTAATTCTTCCATTTATTTGCAAGTTTTACATTTTTGTTCTCTTAATCCCAATCTTTGTTTCATAACATCTTCTGATAAATCTGCTATTTCAAAGTATCTTCCCAAAACGTGTCCCATATCTTCATATAGAGCTTCTAATCTTTGTTGTTGTGATTTTGCTTCTACTGCTTCTTTTTCAAAACCTGATTGTAATTTTTTTAATTCACTCATATTACGTTTAATAGTAACTCTATCAAACCAATCACCACCCTCTCTTAAAGTATATTCTTGTGCTGCATCTGCGATACCACCCAATGTTTCTGCAACTTGCATAATATCAGATTTTCTACTCATACCTTCTCTATGTTGATTGTATGTTGAAATGATTTCTAAGAAATGTTTTTTCAATTCAGTTGGTAACTGTTGAAATTCCTCATCTTCTTTTAATAAATCTTTTAAGCGTATCATATGCTATTTTTTTAAAATATCGTTTTTCTTAATCTTTTGAATTGCTTGCATTAATTGTTGCTTATCCAAACCCAATGCATCAATAATTTTTGCTATTACCAATTGTTCTTTTCTTTTTGGTAAACTATATCCTTTTATTTGGCTTATTAATTTTTCTAAAAATCTATCAACTTGTGCAGGTAATGTTACATCCATATCATCCAAAGATTCCTTTACAGTAATATTATTTTTAGGTATTAAGTTTATTAACTTTGTCATATTAATTAAGTTCAATTATAATTTCTCTCATTAAATCCTGTGCTTTACACCATTTACCACATTCATCTGCAATTTGTTTCCATTGCTTAGATTCATTAACTGGTGCCATAAATGCTCCATGTGTTGATGGGTTTGAAACAAAATCCCATCCAATTAATTCAAAATCTTCAGATACCATTACAGTACCATCTGGTAATTCTTTTACTGAACCTAATCCTCTTGATGAAATACCTAAACGAATATTATTCTTTAATAATTCTTTTAAGATATTACCAGATGGTGTTGAAAGTATTTCTACCACTCCATATACATCATCACCTTCCCAATAGATTTCTCTAATGTTGTGTGATACATTTTTTAAATTAATAATTGGAGATTCCGGATGGTCTAATTCACCCAATGCTCTTCTTTCTTTAATAAGTTGTTCGTATTTTTTACACTCTCTCTCTAATATTTCTTTAGGATATCTTCTATTGTTTTGATTAGGAGCACCTGCTCTTTGTAGGATTCCCTTAACTAAATAAGTTCCATTTTCTTCTTTTTGAAGTTTAGCTTCAAATAGATGGGTTTCTATTAATAAAGGTTTATTCATTATTTTTTATTTCTTAACGTAGCTAAGTCGCTCCCTTCAATTTCACCATCACCATCTACATCAATTTTCTTTTGTCCTGCAGTTAGTTCAGCTTCATTATATCCTGTTAGTCTACCTTCTGATTTTGCTTTGTAAGCAGTATCTACGGCGTTGAAGAATTTCTTTTTATCTTCATCAGACATATCGGCGATTGATTTACCACTTTTATCTAACATATGTTTAAACAATTGTTGATAATCATTTTCTTCTTTTACTACTTGTCTAACAAGTTCTTTTAATTGAGATAGCTTCATTATTCTGATATTTGTCTGATTTTTTGGTCTAATTTAATTAATCTTTCCTTTATACTATAAATATGACTATTTGTCCTTTTCCAATAACTTTTATTATTTACACCAGATTCGTTCTTAATTTTACCATACCAATTAAGAAATCTTTCCATTTCTTTCAATTGTTTATTGATATTAGATATACCTCTACCAATTTTTGCTTGTGCAGTTGATTCTTCATTTTTTAAATCTAACCAACGATTTTCATTAACTACGGTATACCCTGTTAAATCAGCTTGTCTTTTACCTTTAGTTTTTTCATCTTCACCTTTACCAAATGCAAATGGTGTGTTATATGGTCCGGCTGCTGCACTTGTACTCATTTCATCTACATCAGCTTTTAATTCAACATCTTTATATAATCCACTAATCTTATCATCCATTTCTTTTGATAAAGATTTCTTTTTATTGCCAAGTTCTTTAAGTTTTAAAACAATTTTTTTCTCGTTAGGAGTACCTTTGTGTTTTTTGTATGCTTCTAAATAATTTTGAATTTCTTCTACTACTGAAAAATATTCTCTTTCTATTATTTTAAGTCCTCTTGCTTCGTTAACAATAAATTCTTTTATTTTTTCTGGTAAGCCATCGTGCTTTGTTGATGCAAAATCTTTGGCATCTTTATCAGACATTGAATCAGCTGCTTTTTTAACTTCTGGAGATGGATTTTCCATATCACCCTTTTGAGCTGAATGAACCATTCCCATAAATCTTTGTTGTGCTTTTGATTGTGCTGGCATTTCTTTATATTGTTATGATAATACTGATGCAGTTCCTGCTGATAATTGAATACCTACTGGATGACACGGATACACTTGGCCTTGTATTAGTGTTTGTAGAGATAATGTACCACCACCTTCAACCGATACACTACCTGTTGTAGCTATACCAACCGGTAACAATATACCCCAAGCTTTATCATAATTCCCAGTCGTATCATGTCTACCTATTTTAGTAACGGAACTACCCGATGTGAATGTACTAACTTTGAAAATTCTATAATTTGTCATTTTTTATTTTTTTAAACTATTTTTTAATTCATTTAATAACTCATAAGTCATCATCATTGCTGATAGATGTTCTTCTTTAATTTTTTTAGCAGATTTAATTTTCTTTATGTTTGTTATTGTTTCTGCTAATTTAATTCTTGTAACTTTATCAGTTATAATAGAACCAACATTTTTTAATTCAGAAATTAATTTACTTATTTCATCTGAAACAAATTCATTTAATTTACCTGTATTATTTATATTATTGATGTATTCTCTTAAAAGTCCTTTTTGTTCTTCACTTAAATTTTTATATTTCTTATTAAAAGATTCTACTAATAATTTATAAGATACTGCTCTTAAATCATCATCTTGTTTTTTATATTGCTCTAATACAGCATCTTTTATTTTGGAATCTTTATTTTGAATAGATGAATTTATGATATTTTCAGAAATAGTAAATCTGGATAAAACTGTATCTTTTGGGTCAAATTGTTCATTTAAAACAGTAGTTTCAAATATTTTATATATTGATGCTAATACTTTGTAATTAGATATTGGTGATTTGATAAATTCATCTATATCATATGTTTCTTTTAATTGCTTAACTAAATTATATTTTTCTTTTAATAATTTGGTTTCGTCTAATCTTTTACGAGCTTCGCATATTGTATTAATGAATTGTTCAGCCTTTGATTCTGAATTATATTTTTCATTTATCAAATACTGATATAGTTTTAATTCTTTGGATAATTCTTTTTTAGAGTTAAAAGATTCTTTCAATATCTTTTCAGCTATTGAATTTGATTTGCCTGACATGATTTCTGAGGTCACTTGTCTGACTAATAATTCAAAAATAAATCCTGTATTTTTAAACTTTGAATGTTTAATAGTTTTCATTAATTCCTTATGATTTTCTGATATAAATATATTTTTATAATACTTTAATTAATTTTATTAGTATCTTCTCTCAAAATAGTTTTTTTATTACCCATCATATCTTTAAATATTTCTTGATAATTAGCTCTTGGTTTGTAAGCTACTGAACCTTCCTTTTGTTTAAGAGTCTTAATTCCTAATGGGTCTCTTCCTTCAGGATGGTCATCTTTTCCGTATCTAACTGGATTTTTAGGTCTACCAACTTGGGATTCAGCTTCTAATTCTGTTTTTAATTTATTCAATTCTTCTTCCACATTAGTCGGTTCACTTGTTCCCGTTTCTTTAGCCGGGTCTACACCTTGTGTTTCAATTGATGTTAAACGGAATGTTTGTTTAGTATCATCTAATACTTGCATTGTTAATTCATCTTGCTCATCTTTAGCTAATCCCATTATTGATTCATACATCCATTCTTTAGAGAACATCTTTGTCATCTGCATTTGTTGAATCAATTGAACTTTTGAGTTATATAATTCAACTTTCTCTTGCTCATATATTTTAGAAGGGATTGTAAGTTCTAATGAAAAATCAGTTAAACGGTCATCATCTATACCTTGTGCATATAAATGAATGATTGCTATTTTAGTTAATTCTGAAATCAATACTCTCTGAACTCTCTCAATAGTTTTAGCAAAACGAATATCCATAGATGCCAATGTTGCTTTACCATTAGTATCTTCTTCATATCCTAAGTATGCTTTTGGAATCTTTAACGATGCCATCATTTTACCTTTTAAATAATTGATGTCATCAATCATATTATATTCTAAACCTTTTAGGGTATCAATTGAAGTACCATTATCATTACCACGAACTGGCATATAATAATCTTCAATAAGGTTTTGAACATTGTATTTTAAGTTATACTCACCTGTTCTTTCATCAACAAATGGAACTTTTTTAGATGAGTTAATAATCTTTTGCATGTAGTTATCAACCTCATTTGGTGGAATATTACCTACATCAATTTTGAATATTCTTTTTTCAGGTGCTCTCATTACTCTATGAATTAACATTGCATCTTCCATCAACATTAATTGTTTCCAAACTCTTCTACCACCTTCAATCATAGATTTTCCGTAAGGTAAGAAATTAGAGTCTGAATTTAATCGAAAGTGAGCTACTTCATAATTTTCAAATTCTTTCTTTGGACTTTGTCCGTATGCACTTAATGGATTTTGATAAGGAGCATATACGAATTTAACTCTTTGTGGATTTGCTGCATCGAATCCTTCTACTCTACCAACTTCATATGAAGATAAAGGCATTACATTTACAATACCAATACCTTCTTCTTCTGCTATTTCTAATTGTAAAAAGAAATCTCCGTATTTAACTAAATTTCTTGTCCAAGGCCATAAATTAAATTCAACATTAAGAATATCATAAAAAAGATTTTCTAATATTTGTTTAATATTATCATCTGCATGATATATTTTTAATATATTTCCTGATTCATTCTTTGCAGTACACTCATCAGCGTATATATCTAATGCCGATGCCATAATCGGATCTTGGTCCATTGAATCATAATCTCTGAATAAATCTATTCTAACTTGTTGATATGCCATTGATGAATCAATATGTCCCGATCCATAATTTGTTACTTTTAACTTCATAAACCTATCAACAAGGTTTGTAGTCATATTTTGATACTCATCTGTATCAATGACTTTAACACCATCCGTTGTTTTGCGGACTATAGTGTTTGTTGAGAATAGTTTCTGTAACCTACCAAATATTGATTTTTCTGCCATTTTATTTTATATAGTTTGTTCTAAAGATAAGTAAATTTTTTTATATTTCCAAATTTACCATTTTCTACAAGACCAATATCGTGCTTTCCATCTTGGTCCAGGCGAAGCGCAATTGTGTCTTGCTCTGAACGATGCTCTTCTTTCAGGATTATCTTTTTTAATTTTCATAATTTTTCCATTAGCAGAAGAACCACCGAATCCGAAATTTACTTTGACAACATTTCCTTTATCATTTTTTACATAAACTTTAAATTTCTTTATATCACCCTGCATTGGTTTACCCAATTGAACTTTTCTTCCTCTATATTCAGATTCGTATACACAATTACAATTTGCTTCTGCAAGTGATTTATTATATTCTCTCATAAAAATCACAAAACTTTTTACATCTTCTTCATTTTCTACATCATATTCTTCTGGTTCAACGTATCCGTAATTTACATCATCATCACTATTAATATCTTCACTTACAGGAACGCAATTTGGCACCATCTTACCATTTTTCATTTTACCCCCGACTTGCTTATACCCATCCCAGCACGCCTCATTTAATTCCACACCTTCTTTAGCTACTTTCCAACCACCACCTTTAGCTTTATAATTTTTTGCAGCCCAGCCATTTGCATATGCAGATGGATATACATCAAATTTAGATTTTGCTGCTGCTTTTGATGCTGCCCATTTACCTGGATCAGTTGGAACATTTTTTTCTAAGAATAGTTCTAACCTTTGTTCTACTGTTAGTTTCATATTATTTTCTTTTTTATTTTTCCCAGCACAATGTGCTTTTTGAGAGAAACCTTTTGGATTATTACAATCTATACTACTTTTATATTTTTTACTCCAATCTTCATTTTTTGGTTTAGTAGAAACATTTATTGGTGCTTTACCTTGTCCACTACTATCTTTACCACCTCTACCTGCATCATTTTGTGCAGCTCTTTTTCTTTGAGTTGCACTTTCTTTTTCTTTTTTACTCATTCCGGCTGCTTTTGCTGCAGGAACACATTTTGCATAACCTCTTTTTTCTCCCGAAGTTCCACATGGTGGGTGTTTACCATCAACTTTTTTGCCAATGTTTACCCATTTTTCTTTAAACCATTTATTTAAATCCTCGTTCATCTATAATAGTTTCAATCTATAAATATATAAAAGTTAACGAAGTAACCAAGTTAAGTTTTCTACTCCCTTTTTCCCCAAATCCATTTCATATGGATTCTTTGCCATATGGCCTGTTGATATCAATTCACCTGTATGTTGATTGATTTGCGTTGAGTTTAACATAGTTTTTGTTAAATCAATACCTTCTTGTCTTAATCGAAGTGCTGTATTACGAACCCATAATCCAATTCCTAATGCCATAATAAGGTCATCATTATATCCTTTCATAGCTTCTGCTCTACCACTATGCCATACAAATGTAAACATCTCATCTATTAAACGAGAAGAACGAATTAAAATATCTTTTTCTCTCATATATGTGTCTAATGTAGATATGATTAAAGGTCTTGTCTTAGATGTTGTTGAAAATCCTGCAACCATTTGCCTTTCATCTCTATAATATTTGTTAGACATTTGTCTTTCAGTATCGATATATTGTAAATCTTTACTCATATAAAATAGATTTCCATATCCTCTATCTATACATTGTTGAATAGTTGACCATCCAACATTTGCATTTTCTATTACTAATAGTGCATTATTATAATCCGTAGCTAAACTTACTAAAAAGTTTCCAAAATCTTTTGTTTCCAGTCTACCTCTATATTCAGCAACTTGTGTTGCATTTTCTATATCAATTACTTGAGCAGTAGAATAATCCGATGCATCTCCTCTAGCAACGTCAGCTACAACCATATATTGTTTGTTATAATTAGGATATTCCCATTTCCAAAGATTACCATCAAATGCTCCTTTTTCAACCGGATCCATTACATAAGTATCTTTATACCAAGTCAATAAAGCCGGGTCTATTACTGTATCTCCCGAACCAACAAAGTCACAATCACATTCTTGTGCTGCTCCTTTAATTCCCAAAATTCTCGTTTGTTCATCTCTCCATTGTTGGTTTCTTTCTGGATGTTTTGTCCAATGTAAATTAATACAATTAAAACCATTTGCACCACTTTCTCCATCTACCCACATTTTATGGAACCAGTTACCAATACCATTTGGTGTTGATAATACAATTGCCGAACCACCCGTTGATAGAGTTGATTGTGCTGATAACCAAATTTCATCAATATCTCTAATGAATGCTGCCTCATCCACAATTAATAGGGATAGGGCTTCTGAACGTCCTGCATCTGGAGAACTTGCGATTGCTTTTACCTGTGAACCATTTTTTAATTTAAGGGAAAGTTTATTATCTTCAACCGATGAACTACCACCATCTCTTAACCAAATAGGAAGTAAGTCGTGCATAACTCTAACCTTTTCTACAAGGTTTTTAGCTACCGTTACTTTGGTTGCAATAACCAATGCATTGTAGTCTTGGTTAAATAGCATTTTCCAAAGAATAAATCCTGCCGAAAGAGTTGATAAACCCAATTGACGTGATTTTAGAATAATATTAAAACGATTTTCTTTAAAATCAGTTAAACAATCTTCCTGAAAAGCATAAAGGTGAAAGGGAATTTTACCTCGTGTTGGATGCTGAATAACACAATACTTTTTCATAAAGTATATCGGGTCAGCTGCAGACTTTCGATATTCTTCAGCAATTATATCCTTTAGATTTTTCTTTGGTTGCTGTTGAATCATATTATTATTTCTTCAAACGAATCTTCCAATATACTCCACCATTAATATATGGAGTTAATCCGCCGTTATTACCATCTATTACTCTATTTGCAACACCAATACCTAAATTATAAATTTTATCTTTTTTAGTATTAACTAATATTCCCATTCCAATATGAGATACTACATCTGCTTTATTAAAACCACCTTCAACACCATAGAATATTTTTGTTTTAGGTGCTTCTTTTACTATTGTAGTTTCTTTAATAGTTCTTTGCTTAACATTAGCGTTAAAGGTTCTACCAAATATTTTATTTTGTGAAATAGTATCAGTTACAGCAATTGTTCCTAACGAATCAGGTAATACCAATACATCTTTATATAATACCTTTGTATAATAATCTTTTAAGATTAAATTGGTATCTACGTTTACTGGAACTTTTACTTCCTTTTCAACGATTGTTTCGTGGTAGATATCTTCACCTTTTTTTGTTACTATTTTAGTCTTTACAATATCAACAGTATCAATTTCGTGTTTGATAACTTCATAAGATTTTCCAGCAATTCTTATAGTTTTTCCTGGCATTATACCGCCTGGATTAAAATACTCTAATAGGATTATTACTACTAATACCACAATTGCGATATTTTTTAAATTCAATAATTTTTTCATAATTTTTATTTTATTAATTCTAAGTGATTTAATTCACGTAACTTATTCTCTAATGCTAATTTACGTTCTAATAATGATTCTATTGCATCATAAGCTGCATCAATATCTTTTTTTAAATCTATTTTTACTTCTTCAATATCTACTTGCCAATCCCACTTACTAATACTACCATCTTCATTTACCATTTCAATTTGTTGTCTTATCCCAGTCAAAGCTTCTTCCATTTGAACTTTCATATCTCTGACATATGCTAATTGATTTTTTGTTATTTTATAATCTTCATAAAATGCATATGTTCCATCTAATTTTAATTGGGTTTCAAATTTAGCTAAACAAGTAACACATAGACCTGTTTTTCTTATAACTTTTTTATCAGCTCCACTATATTTTGCTGTTTCACATTTTTCAGATGAGCATGTACTTAATTTTTGTAAATAAGCTCTAACATCATCCATTTGTGTAGAATTTATTTTAAAACCTTGTTTTTGCTCCCACTCTTTACCTTCTGCATCTACCCACTTTTCTCCAACTTCTTTTTTTGTTTCATTTTCTTTTTCGTAACCAAAAACTCTTTGAGTATTATCTTCTCTCCCAAATACCGTATCAATAATTAACTTACGTGATTTGTGAATATTTTTGTTTTTTTCATCAAAAGATTTTCTCTTTGCCATAATTATTTTTTGTTTATAACTTATTATATATCTATATATATAAATTTTTATTCGTAAAATATACCTAATATCTGATTTAATGGTGCGAATGTACCGGTTAGTTTATAGGTACTCCCTTTATAAACAAATACAATCCCTTCATTTGGTACTATTTTATTCTTACCTCCAATTGATTGTAATCTAGCTAATTCTGATTTTAACTTTTGAATTTTAGATATATCACCACTACCTCTTACCTTAGCTGCAGTATCTTTTAATCTATCTTTCATATTACGAATTGCCATATCTGGATTTACAGTTAATACTGAACCCATAAATGAAAGAACATCTGCTCCAACACCCAAAAATATTTCTTCAAATTGTCTAACATTATCTTTTTGTTGTTTAGTTACATTTACTTTATCATTTTCAATTGCCCAACCTTGCGCATCTTTATCAGCAATAGTATTTAAACGGAATGATTTATCACCAAATGCCCATCTTCTTACTAATGCTTCTTTTTCTAATTTTTGTAATTTAACTTTTGATTTATTTACAAAATCTTCCCACCATGCTTGATGATATTCGGATACACCATCTTTATCAGATAATTGGAACTGAAATTGTATCTTTTGTAATTGAGTAAGGTATTTTGTTTGTTTTGAACTTAACTCCTCTTTTTTAGGTAGTTCTGTTACAGGTGGACCTTGTATTGTATACTTTGATTGAACATCAGCGTTTACTTGCTTAATCATTCCTGCTAACATTGTTGCT